GGTGGCGGTGGTCGCGCACAGCAAGAAGAAGTGAACAAGCAAGCTGCCGAGCAGCGTGTAGAAGCTGATATTGCAAAGCGTGAAGAAGCAGAGAAACGTGCTAGACAAAAACGTGAAGATATTTCGGATGCTTTAGAAGCAAGCGTTCAGCGTAAAGGTGGAATGCGCGGTGGTCGTGGTCGTCGTTCGTTGTTTAGAGCTGGTGGCGCTGGATTCTTAGGTAGGTTTGATCGCTAATGATTGCTAAGAAGTATATCCAGAAGTACCAAAAAGCTAAGGCTTTTCGAGAAAACTGGGTTCCGTTGTTTGAGGAATGCTATGAGTATTCGCTTCCCCAGCGCGAATCGTTTTACTTTGAGGAAGCTGGTCAACGTCGAGATGAAAAGATTTTCGATGAGACTGCTGTTGTGGGTGTTCAAGAGTTTGCAAGTAGACTGCAATCAGGGCTGGTTCCTAACTTTACCCGATGGGCAGACTTTGTTTCTGGCAGTGAAGTCCCACCAGATCAGCGAGAAAAGATTGATAACGAGTTAGATGAAGTTACTGAGTATGTATTCGAGGTACTTCAGAACTCAAACTTTAGCCAAGAGGTTCATGAATCTTTCATGGACTTGGCTGTCGGGACTGGTGTCTTGTGTGTCGAAGAGGGAGACGCACTTAACCCAGTAATATTCTCAGCAATCCCGCTCCCCCATGTCGTACTTGACACTGGCCCCGACGATAGAATCGATCACGTTTATCGTGAGCGCAAGAACGTAGAGTTCGATCATCTTCCTATGATGTACCCAAAGGGTAAGTTTGATCCACAGGTTCAGAATATGATGGGCAGTGATCGCAAGACTACGGTTCTTGAAGTTGTTTGCCGAGACTATTCTAAGAAAAACCAAGAATCTTACTATCACTATGCAATCTGCATGACTACAAACACCCTGCTACACTCAAAAGAGATGACAGGCGTTGGGTCAAATCCTTTTGTTTGCTTCCGTTGGTCTAAGTGTGCTGGTGAAATCTATGGTCGTGGGCCTCTTATCTCTGCGCTATCTGCTATTAAGACAACAAATCTTACCATTGAGATGATCCTTGAGAATGCTCAGATGGCAATCTCTGGGATTTATCAGATGGAAGATGATGGCGTTATTAACCCTGACACGATAAATCTAGTCCCAGGCTCTATTATTCCGAAGGCAATGGGCAGCGCTGGCTTGCAGCCAATTAATGCTGCGGGTCGATTCGATGTTGCGCAGCTTGTTCTTGGCGATCAAAGGCTCAATATCAAACGCGCTTTGTTCAATGATATGCTTGGTGATCCTGATAAAACACCTGCTACTGCGACTGAAGTTGCAGAACGTATGGCTGATTTGTCTCGTCGTATGGGATCAGCATTTGGAAGATTGCAAGCAGAATTGATCCAACCTGTTCTTCAGCGCGTAGTATATATATTAAAGAAGCAGGGGCGCATTGAAGTGCCAACTGTTAATGGTCGAGAGATCAAAGTTCGGTCTGTTTCTCCTTTAGCCCAAGCTCAAGCAAACCAAGATATTTCTAGTGTAGCTCGCTTCCTTGAATTGGTTGGTGGGGTGTTTGGCCCAGAGATGTTGCAGGTTCTTATTGATAGCGAACAGACTGCTGTTCACCTTGCTAAAAAGTTTGGTGTACCAGAAAGCTTGATTCGTGATGAAGAACAGCGTAAACAAATAGCTGCATTAGCGCAGCAAATGGCGCAGCAACAGGGAATGATGCCGAGTGGTCAACAAGGTTAATATTGGATTAGACGGAATCCAGCGAGAAACTGACAAAGACAAACAGATTAGTCAGAATGTCGCAGAAGTATTTAGCTCGCCAACTGGCAAGGAAGTTCTACGTTATTTGCGTTCCATTACTATTGAAATGGTAAATGGGCCTAATGTGACTACGGAAGAGTTGCGTCATATCGAGGGTCAGCGATACATCGTTGGCCTTCTCGAGCAGCGCATTGCACATGCACATAGGAGCAAAAAATGAGTGAAGATAATCAAGCAGCGGTTGAGGCAGCGGCAGAAGATGGTCGTGACTTTGTAACTGAGGCAGACCTGAACCAAGCAGAAGCTCCAGCGCGACCAGAGTGGTTGCCTGAGAAGTTCAATACACCAGAGGATTTGGCAAAGTCTTATAACGAGCTGCAATCAAAGCTTGGAACAAAAGAAGAAGACATTCGCAACAAGCTTATGGAAGAGATTCAAAGCGAAGCGTTTGCGGATCGACCAGAATCAGCGGGTGATTATCAGCTTCCAGAGATTGTGGATGAATCAATGGCTGTTGATAATGAACTTCTTCAGTGGTGGTCGGAACATGCATTTGAAAATGGTTATAGCCAAGATGAGTTCCAAAAAGGGATTGAGATGTATGCGCAAGCAATCGGATCAAATCAACCTGATTTAGAAGCGGAGCAAGCAAAGCTAGGTGATAATGCAGAAGCACGAATTGATGCTGCATCTGCCTTTGCAAACAAGTTCTTTCCACAAGAAGCCCTTCCAGCAATCGAGCGCATGTGTGAATCACATGAGGGGATTATTGCTTTAGAAGCAATTCAGGAAGCAATGAAGGATGGCAACTTTGCGCAGGACACCCAACCAGCGGCGGTTCTAGGTCAGGCTGATGCTGATGAGCTTATGGCAAGACCTGAGTATTGGACTGATAGTGCTGAAGGTAGAATCCTAAGAGATCAGGTTTCAAAGATTTATCAAGGAATGCATGGTGGACGTTAAGCTATTAACTAGAGGTAAGTATTACCTAACACCACTGAGGAAAGACCACCTTCCTGAGATCGAAAAGCATCTTAGCCAAGAAAACAAACGAGAGTTAAAGCTTCTTGGCTATGAGAATATCATGGATGCTCTTGAAGAAATGCAGGAATATTCCGAATGTTACTTGGCTCGCAAAGAAGGCGAGCCTTTTCTTTTTGTAGGTGGCCTTTGGTTCTCTGGCGGTGATGATCTGCCGCAGATGTTTGCTATGTTTTCAGATCAACTTGGTAGCAACTTCACAGCGATTGCTCGAGGTTCAAAGATGTTGATCGATTATCTTGACCAGACAAATCCGAATACAACAATGACTATATTGTCTGAGTATGAGCATATGATCCAGTGGGCAACGTGGTTAGGCTATGAGCCAGTAGGGGTTGCAGCAAATGGCGCAGCTAAGTATGTAGAGTTTGTGCGTTGTAAATACCCATATGAAAGTGTTTACGATGACACATCACGGCCCGTGATGCACTGATTGGCCCGAAAGGATACCCAAGTTGACGTGAACGTAACGGATACCCGTAGCAATCGAAACTTTTATCAAGGACTGAAAAATGGCTAATACAATTGACCAAGCCTTCATCAAGCAGTTCGAGTCAGAAGTTCACATGGCGTACCAACGTATGGGTTCCAAGCTACGCGGAACTGTTCGTACAACTAACGTCACTGGTTCATCTGCTCGTTTCCAAGTAATCGGAAAAGGCACTGCATCAACTAAATCTCGTAACGGCGATGTTACCACAATGGAACTAGCGCACACATATGTCGAAGCCACAATGGCTGACAAATATGCAGCGGAGTACATCGATAAGCTAGACGAGTTGAAGATCAACATCAACGAGCGTCAAGCTGTTGCACAATCTGCTGCTGCTGCTCTAGGCCGTGAAACTGACTCAGTTATCACAACTGCTCTAGACGCGGGTGCAAACTCAACTGCAATTGCAGACGCGACTGGCGCTCTAGTTAAAGCTGACTTGCTAACTTTGTTTGAAACATTCGGTGCGGCAGACATTCCAGAAGATGGTCAACGCTATCTTGCAATGGCTCCTGCTGGTTTTGCTGACTTGTTCAACATCAATGAGTTTGCATCATCAGACTATGTTGGTCCACAAAACCTACCGTTTGCTGGCGGCATGACAATGAAAGAGTTCTTGGGCTTTAAGATTTTCTCAACGTCTGCTGTATCTGGTGGTAAGAACTTTGCGTACCATACACGCGCAATTGGTCTAGGCATCAACTCAGATGTTGCGACTGAAGTAAACTACGTTCCACAGAAAGTGGCGCACCTAGCGACATCAATGATGTCTATGGGCGCGATTGTCATTGACGACGATGGTGTTTACGAAGTTCTAGACAACAACTAATAGGAGTTATTATGGCTTACTCGTCAGATAATTTGACTCTTATGTCTTTGGCTTCTGGTGTTCGTATGTGGCACTATACTACTACGGACGCCATTGCTGTTGTAAACACTGCTGGTTACTTTAATGATGCTATTGGAATGATTGGTCTTAACGACCTTATCTTTGCAGTAACATCTACAGGTGGCACACCCGCTGTTAGCATCTTGTATGCTAAGGATGTGTCTGCATCAGCAATCGATGTGACCGACGGTTTGACGGTCACTGCAACCGACACAGACTAATAGGGAAGGGGGCGAAAGCCCCCTACTTTACATGCCAGCAAATACCGCAATCAAAATATGTTCTCGAGCCTCCATTCTCATGGGAGGCATTCCTATTCAGTCTTTCTCAGAGGGAACTACTGAAGCTGACGTTGTTGATGCAATGTATGAGGATATTGCTCGAGCAGCGCTTACAAATACTCGCTGGCGATTTGCCACCAATCAGGCACAACTATCCAGATTAGAAGCGGCCCCAACAGGTCGCTTTGATGCTGCTTACCAACTACCAAATGATTTGATTATGTTGAGTGCAGTAACCATAGGTGATGAACCAATCATGTATGATACCTATGGTGATAAGGTTTACTGCGATGCGACTGAGAATGATGTAGTTATTGCTGACTACATTTTCCGCGCTGATGAATCCAACTGGCCTCCTTACTTTACCATTGCTGTAGAGTTTCAGGTTGCTGCTATGTTGGCTGTTTCTGTTGCGCGTGATGCTCAACTTGCGTCGATGATGGAGCAAAAGGGCGAGCTTCAAATGTCTCGCGCTCGTCGTTTAGATTCTCAGCAGCAGACAACTCGCAAGCTGAATACATCGAGGTTTATTGCACAAAGGCGTAGCTAATGCAGAAAGTTAGAGTAGTACAGAATAGCTTTCAGTTTGGTGAAGTCAGTGATTCCTTGATTATGAGGACTGACTCTCCTGTTTATGGGGCTTCTGCGCAAACAGTACAGAATATGGTTGTTACTTCTGAGGGAGCTTTGAAGAAGCGTCACGGCCTTAAACATATTGAAAACAGAGCAATAAGTTATCAATCAGCTTACCCTCATCAATCTCACCTGTTCCCATTCTTATTTGATAACAATGAAGAGTATCTTGTTAGCATTGAGAATGCAGCAATCAAGATATGGCGCTTGCTATCAGGCGGTACGTTAGATTCTGTAGCGTACTTAACAACAGATATTGATGGGAATGCGTTGCCATTTAATATGTTGTATTTAAATGAATACACTACTGCTCAGTATGGCGATGTAATGTTTATCTGCCATCCTTTGTTTGCGCCAAGAACGCTTGTAAGAACAAGCCTAACAAGCTTTCAAGTTGATACTTTCTCTTTTGACGAAAGAGCTGACAGCAAAGAAACTTACCAACCGTATACAAAGTTTCAGGCTGTAGGTGTTTATCTTGATCCAAGCGCAACAACTGGGTCAGGTATTACTGTTCAGGTTTATGCCAACACTGGAACTGCTGATGAAGATGGAATCTGTCAAACATCTTCTGCAACAACTCCATCATTGAATGGAGATTTGAATCCAAACTTTCCAAGCGGTGGCCCTGAATTTACAATCGGAAAGCAAATAACAGTAACTTCAGCAAGCAATCTGTCAGCCAGAACGTTTACAATCACTGGTACGGACAATGATGGTGCATCTATAACTGAAGATATTACTGGCCCGAATGCAAACACAGTTTACTCAACTAAGCTATTTAAGACAGTAACCTTGGTTACTTGCGATGCTGCGGTAAATCCACTGACTTATACAGTGGGTGTTTCTACAAAAGAAGCTGTTACTTACTTTGATGTAACAGGAAGCAAGACTGGAAGTGATTATCTTAGCTCAGAGCATGTAGGTGTAACTCTTCGTTACGGTCAATCAGAGATGGACATTGTAAGCGTTCAGTCTTCTTGTGATGCTACAGTGGATATTGTTGATGAGCTAAAGCGACGACTAACAGTTTTAAATCCATTGCGTACAATTGATGGCAGTTCGACTGTTGAAGTAACAATGTTGAATCATGGCTTTGCTGGTGGAGAGTCAATTACAATTGAGGATGCAGCAGCTACAGGTGGAATCAACACTGGAAACATTAATGGTACAAGAACTGTTACAAGCATTATAGATGAAAACACATTTACTTTTACAGCGGGTGGGTCAGCATCTAGTGCAGAAGATGGTGGTGGTTACGTTAAGATTGTAACACATGCGCCAGTAACAGAATGGGATGAGCAGTCTTGGTCTGCTGTTCGAGGGTATCCAGCAGCCGTTGCTTTCCATGAAAACAGATTGTGTTTTGCTGGAACGCTTGCAGAGCCAGATACAATATGGATGTCTCAGATTGGCTCATTCTTTAACTTTGATGTTGGAGATGCTGAAGACACGGATTCTATTAATCTTGTAGCTGCAACAGGAAACGTGCATGAGATTCACTATTTGATTTCAAATAGAGATTTACAAGTTTTCACTAGCACTGGTGAGTTGTATGTTCCCACTTACCTAAATCAAGCAATTACACCTACTAATGCACAGATACGATTGCAAACACCTTATGGAACTGAGCATGTTCAGCCAGTATCAATTGATGGTGCAACAATTTTTGTTCAAAAAGGTGGCAGCACTGTTCGTGAGTTTTTATACACTGATGCTGAAGATGCCTATACTGCTTCTCCTGTTTCTACGCTTGCTCCCCATTTGATTGATGATCCACAGTATTTGGCTGTATCTCATGGTGCTTTTGGATTGAGTGATTCATATGCTGCATTGGTTTTAGGCAATGGAGACTTAGCTTTATTTAGCTCTAACAGAAGTGAAAAGAGAGCTGCCTGGACTAACTTTAAATTTAATGGGCGCTTTTCTTCTGTAGCTGCAATCCATGATAGATTATTTGTAATGGTTTATTATGAAGATAGGCTTCAACTCTGTGAGTTTACTGATGAAGTATTCATCGATAACTGGAAGAGTGTAACTTATAATCCAGCAACTTTTAGTGGTTTTAATATTACAGCTATATTTGTAAGTGGTAGCTCAAATGTTACTCTTAGATTTTTCCAAACTAACAATTTATTCGAAACTGGTGATAAAGCTTACTTTAAAGATTTTGTTAATGATTCTTTCTGGAGTTCAATTGGCGTAGATTTAGAAGACCTTAATGGCACAGCAAAAGTTATCGTTGGTCATGATCCAATCTATATTGATGTAAATTATACAATGTCTAGTCCATCACCTAGCAGTGCTACTTTGTCTTTAAACCCTCCAAGCGGCTCACCCAAAATACTTGATGGATCAATTGTTGATATGTCTCAAGTGTATACAGGACTCGATGATATAACATTTGATGTTGTTTATACTGAGGGCGGTTTGGAAAAATATGAAACGGTAACAATAACAGGTCAGTCTACTAACAATGACAATATTGTTGTTATTCCTGATCTTGGCACATCTGGGCCAGACCTAAATAGTAAAGTTTATGTTGGCACTAAGTTTGACTCTAAGCTTGTAACAAACCCTGTTGATGCTAGCCTTGGCAATGGCCCCGCAACTGGCGAGGTTCGAGGGATTACAAACGTAGTGCTTGACGTTAAGTCAACTAAATCAATGAAGGTGAATGATCGAGTAGCTTTAAACTCAGACTTTACTGGTAAAAAAGAAGTTCGCTTGTTGGGATACGGCAGAAATCCACAAGTAACTATTGAGCAAGATGATCCATTATCTATGCAGATTAATGGTATAGTAGCGGAGTTAATAGTCTAATGGTCTGGCAAGTAATAGCAGCAGTAGGTGGGTTAGCTTCAGCAGGTATTGCAGCAGCAGGACAAGCAGCAGCGGGTCGCGCTAGAGAAGATGAGGCAAAGCTTACCGCATTTAACATCGGCACTGAAAAAGAAATGAACAAGATTCAGGCGTTTCAGGCAGCAGAAGCTCGAAGAGAAGAATATGACTTAGCAACGTCTACAAACATTGCAGCCTTTGCAGCAATGGATAGGGACATTGGATCAGATCGAAGTGTTCAAGCCTTTCTTGAAAGACAGAAAGAAATCTTGGGTCAGGATATTGGACGGATTCAAAAGCAGACTCAGTTCCAAAACTTATCTGCTGATATGCAAGCAAACATAGAAAGACTGCGCGGAGCAAATGAGCGAAGGGCAGCAAACATCCGAGCGGCTGGCACACTTATTAGGGGTGTGTCTGCTTATGCACAAACTAGGACGTAACAATGGCAGTTATCAGACAACGTACACAAGTATTTAATCGACCATTCGGCGTTGTCAGGGGTGATGCTGGCGGTGCAAAAATAGGTGAGGCTGTTAGTGAATTGGCTGGCAGCATTTCTCAGATTGCCTTTGATGAGGCAGCAAAATATGCGCGGAAAAAAGGCATTGATTTAGCTGAAGCTGTAGATCAGAAACAACTGCGCACAATGAATCCAGAGACAGGAAAGCCAGAAGCTTTTACTGCACCTAAAGATTTAGGTATAATTGCGGCAGAATCTTATCAAAGTGTAATTGATAAAAGATTTGAAGACTCTATGAATACAGAGCTTCGTTTAAAGTCCAAAGAAATTGCTAGTAAGTATGAGTTTGATCCTGAAACTTACGATCAAGTAATGAGCAATTACATTGGCGAAATGTCTGAGAACGCCACTGGTAAATATAAAGTATTTATTGAAGAGACTGGTGCTGAATACTTAGCGCTTACTAAAATAAATATTCAAGATAAAGCGCGAGCTAGAGCAAGAGCAAACGCTGCACAATCAGTCATTACATCGATTGATCAGGCTGCTGATGACCTTGTTGATTTTGCTCGAGCTGGTGGCTTTATTGTTCGTGAGGGCGAAGAGTACAGTGAAGCGTCTGCTGTTCTTAACAGAGAAGTAAATAATGCAAGGAATGCAATTAATGCAAACTTGCTCAAGGCTGGTGCTGATCTTAAAGCAAACGACCAACTCAATGCTGCAATTGCAAAAGGTGGCGTAGAATACATTCTTTCTAAGACTGCCAGCTCAACAGAAAGAAATGCTGTTAATCTTGCTATTGCTACTCGTGGCGAGGAAATAGACGGTGTTCCCGTCAATTTGCAATCTGAGGTAAAGCAGCTTTTAAAATATGTAGATGCATCAAATGCAACTCAAACCCTAAGTCATTTTTCCAACATTGCTGCTGATTACAATGCTGTTGAGCGTGATATTTTAGAAAAAGAAAAGGCAATAGCGGAACAAGTTTCTCGCAAAATGGAAGTTCAGCTTTCGGGTGGCGTTTCTGATTTATTATTATTGTCTAATAGTTATGCTGCTTATGCATTTGATTCTGATCAGCCTCAAGCAGTTAGTGCTTACACTGGAATTGTTAATAATACCTTTAACAGCTTAAAGAGGAATATCGATCAACGCTATGAAACGGATAGTAGCTATACACAAGATCAACGTGAAAGTGACTTAAAAGATACAAGGCAAGCTGCACTTCGTCCGTTTTTAATACAAGCTGCTGCTGAAGGTAATGTTGAAGAGTTTCGAGTTGCATTAAACACTCGAAATCCTAAAGACATGCAAATGCTTACACCAAAGCAGCAAGAAGTTATTACTTCGCTTTATAATTCTGATTTCTTTGACCCTGCTGAAGATATTGGTTTTGCGCGTGAGGTTCTATCTGCATCTAAGAATACCATTCGTAATCAGTTAGATAAAGAAAGACTTGTCTTTGAAATATCTCAGTCAGTCACTGAGGCAGGAGAGCTTGCAGAAACAGGTGGTTTATCTGATGAAGCTTTCAAAAATTTAGAAAACAAAATTAAAGGGAACATTGGCCCAAAAGGTTTATCTGCTGAACAAGGGTCTTCGCTTCTAAGTAGGCTATCAAAACAAAGAGCGCTTGGTGTTGTAGAAGTCTTTGCTGCTCGAGCAACGTCATCTGATCTAAACAATTTAGCAACTTATGTTGATAGTAATGGTCAGCGCACCGAGGGTATGTCTCCTGACGTTATTTCTTCTGGAAATAAAATCTTAGAGCAAATAAGCCCAGAAGAAGTTGACTCTGTAGTTAGCAAAATTAACGGATTAAAAACCACAGTTAAATCTGAAGAAGATAGCCTTAAAGCAGAAGTTGATTTACGCAATGAGCGTCTTCGTATTCTTGGCGGCAATGGAAATGTTAATAGCAAGAAGGATCGTCAATTTACTCAAGATATTCTTGATTATAATGGGATTAATCTTGGTGAGTTTTACAACTTAGATGAAAATGTTCAGCTTGAAATGCTAGAACTAATGCGTAGCGCAGCGCCTCAAGGCTTGATTGACAATCTAAACCAAATGGCATCTGGTCTACCTATCGAAGAAGCGCGAACATATCTAAGCTTGTTTGCTACGCTATCAAATGATCCCACTGAGCAAGGATTGTTTATCAATCGATTTGGTAATGCATTAAGTGCGGAGACTGTAGAGCTTCTAGAAGATGCAAATCAAATTCTCAAAACAATAGGTGGTGATGCAAACACAATCATTACTACATTGGTTGAGCGTCAGCGTGATCCTAAATCAACGGCGCAAATGAATACTGTCTTAGGCAATAAAACACCAACTGACTATGCAACATCTGAAGCAAACAACGACTTTATTCTAGGCGCTGAGTTGGCCCCTGTTGTTGAATACCTAGCTCGCACAGGTAAGAGTAAGAAAGAAATTGATTCTAGATTAGAGTCATTGATTGATCGAGCTTACCCTAAGTCAACACACATTGCTGATCCTCGCTTTCCTGCTGGATCAATCAAGCGTTCTCGTCATGCGCTTCAAGCACATTTCCCAACAAAAGGTGAGCGTGATGCATTTGTTGCTGCGGTAGAAAGCCAGCTTCCATCTGGGTATGCTTTGATTCCTAATTTGAAAAGCGACGATAAAAAAGTAATGCTTGTGCCTGATGAAAGCACTGCGGGTGTAAATTACTTTGCTTACTATATTGATGAAAGTAATGAGCTGCGCCCACTAATATATGAAAAAAATGGTCAAGCATTCTGGCCTACGTTTAACCGCAATGACATTGCTGATTATTACAAACAAGAAGCAATTAAGCGTGAACAAGAATTAGACAAGCTAGAAAAAACTCAAGAAGGTGTTTTTAAACGCACTGAGCTTCTAAAGAAAAGACCAGGCTTTAGAGTAACGATTGATTAGGACTTAGATAATGGAAAATGGGCTTAATGTAATTCGTGACATTGAAGCTGGACAAAGGATTCAACCAACCCCTGAACTTTCCTTTATGGAGACTGTTGGTGCATCCCTAGCTTACAAGTATGATCCACTTATTAGTCGTGTGAATGAGCAATCTAAGTTTCCTACAATTCCACAAGATGGCTATCGTGCAAGAAATTATATTCCACAAGAACTAGAGCAATATGCGTCAACACTTCTTCGTGCTACCAACCAAGAGCATATGGATTATCTGATTAATCAAGTGCGTGATGGCATTAAGACTAGAGAGCAGTTGGCTGCATCTGGCGTTGTTGCTCAGTTTGGCGCTGAACTGTTTGATCCAATTAATTACATTGGTATTCCATTTGCTCGGGCGGCAACCTTTGGAAGCACCTTTCTTCGAGGTGGTGCTGCAACGGCTGCGGTTGTGGCTGGTCAAGAAGCAATTCGTTATCCTCTTGATCCTGTTGCTACAGAAGAAGAAGTGGCGCTAAACATCGGTACTGCTTTTGCTATGGGTGGTTTGCTAACTGGTTTGGCTACTATTCCTACGCAGCGTAAACTTGCTGCACAGCGATTTGCTGAAGAAGAGATTGCTAACCTACAGCGTCAAATTGCACCCGCTGGTGAAGAACCTGTTGGTGAGATTGCACCTAGTATTTTTACTGACTCATGGCTTTACAAAGGTGTCACTACTCCAATGAAGCGAGTATTGACTGACAAGACTATCCCTAATTCTGTAAAACTGCGTACACTCAAGATTGCCAATGACTCAGGCATTTTGCTTGCCGCAAACAAACAAGGTCAAAAGGTGGGCAACTCTGTGTTCCAGAATGCAAAGCTGCTTGAGGGTGAATGGGTTCGTGCCTACGACAAGATGCTAAAGGTTTGGGGTGACAGTACAGGTGAAGGTGTAATCAATCCGTTGGATTATACTTACAAACGCGCTGACTTTGAGACTTGGCTTGAAGGTGTAGACAGCAAAGCAATGCGTGGCATCGAGGCTGCTGATGACTTCGAGGCCCAAGCAATGGAAACATTGAACAAGTTTTACGAGACTTGGGAGCAACGTCTGAGCGAACAAGGATTGATCGGTACGCAGCCACACTACGAGAAGTTCATAGCTAACCGTGAGAAGCGCGTAGCGGACGCACAAAAGCGGTTAGAGACTGCTCGCAACGTAGACTTCCGCGCTAAGTTAGAAGAGCAGGTGCGCCGTTATAGCGCTGAGGCAGATGAGGCTAGAGCTATCCTAGATGATCTAAAGGATTCTGGGCTAGTTATGCCAGCTAATGAAACCAAGTTTAGACCGCGTTATTGGGATCACGATGCAATCAAAGCAAACCGTGAAGAGCTAGAGCGCATTCTTGCCGAATGGTATCGTGAGAATCCTTCTGTGATTGTTAAGACAAAAGATCAGAAGTTTGAAAGGGTAACACTTTCTACAGCTCCAGAGGCTCTTGCTAAACGCGCTAAAGAAACAGTTGATGAAATTATGGGCCTAAGTGATATAGGCGATATTGATAACGGTTACTTCGGGGCTGGTAAATCAAAACACTTTAAGCATCGTTTAGTTGATATTCCTAATGCTAAAGTGTTGGACTTTATCGAGACCAATCCTGTTCGAGTAATGAAGGCTTACGTTCAGCGTACTGGTGGTCGCTATGAGTTTGCCAGAATGTTTGAGGGCGCGTCGATCGATGATGTGTTAGATGACACATTCAATGAGTTCATGGAAGCAGGGGCAACACCTGAAAAGGCGTATGCAGCCATGAAAGACATGCGTCATCTTTACAAGCGTGTAGTTGGTGGTGTTCTTCGTGACCCTAGCTCTATGGATCAACAGGCAGCGCGGATTATGCGTGACCTTGCGCAGCTAAACTATCTTGGTTCTGCTGGTATTTCTACAATTACTGAGCCAGCTAAGATTATTATGGAGCATGGTATTGGGCCTACGCTCCGTGGGTTGTTTAATATTATGAAGAGCAATCAGTTACGCATGGGCGCTAAGGAAGGTCGCATTGCTAGTGAAGGCTTAGAAACACTCATGGGTTCTGCGCATCTAAGATTAGTCGACGATATAAACAACAATCCGTTGCGGTCAGACATTCTGGACAAAGCAAAAGACGCTTTCTATTTGCTCAATGGCCTTGGCCCTATTACTCGCATTTTCAAAGACTTTGATGCAATGATGCGCTCTCATAGTTTGATTGATTACTCTGTTCGTTGGACGCAAGGCAAAGCAACTAAGCAAGAACAAGAGTATCTACTGCGTTACAACATTGATTTTGAGGATGCTAAGAAGATTGCCAATGCACCTTGGCAGAAGTCAGAGTCTGGCATGTATATGGCAAACACTGATGCTTGGACAAATACAATTGAGTTTCCAGCAACAACTGCTGATATTATATCTGGGCCAACAGAAACATTTGCTCCTAATGGTCGCTACAAACCAGCGTTCTATAGAGAAAAAGAAAACACAATCTACATCGATGAAGAGTATATCAAAGATGTAATGTATGCAGAACGTGGGTGGGAAAACCCTCGTGTCGAAGGCGTAAAGCCAATCGAAGCTGGCATCATCAATTCACCTGATGACTATGTGACTTTTATCAAAATGCATGAAATTATGCACACAAAGTTCTCAGCTAAAGACTTAGGCATCACGGACAAAAGAACGAAAGAAGGCAAGGCCGCTTACGAAAACGCAATCAATGATCTTGCCGTTGCAGAAATCAAGAAGCAAGCTCGAGTTGATCCTGAAACAGTGCGAACATTCCGCAATGCTCTTAGCTCTGGGATTATGAACACAATCTTGATGGGGACGCCTGCCGATAAGCCAATTATTACAGACGGTGTGGTTTATATTCCAATGCGTGTTGCTCGTCAGTTTGGCATGAAGGAAGATGCTGAGTTCAAAGGATATGCTCGTATTGAGAATGCCTTGCTTGGCTTGCCATTCCAGTTCTACAGCTACAGCTTGGCTGCGGTAAACAAGGTGACTGCTGCTTACGCTCATGGACAACTAAAGAACCAGTATATTGGGACTGCAATTGCTATGGGTTTGGGTTACATGGTGCTGCAATACAAAACACCAGACTTTGTTGATCTAAGCTTTCAAGATCAGCTTTCTCGATCATTTGATTACTCTGGTGTTGCTGCGCTTTACTCCGATATGTTTTACACTGGCATGTCGACGAGCCTTGCTCTTGGTGGGCCAAACTTAACTGGTGGTGTTTTGCAACCACGTTTTCCCCAGAAACCTAATCAACTAGATGCAGCTACAGGTTTGCTTGGTGCTGGCCCTAGTATCAGCGTTGACATTGCTCGAGGTGCTGCTGACTTGGTAACTGGCAATGTAGGTGAAGGCACTAAGGAAATTATTCGTAACTTACCGTTTGCTAGAATGTGGTTCTGGAAAGGTAAGATGAATGAATTTACCAATATGCTTGAAGAAGAGATTAATGAGCCTTCTGGATTCGGGCGTTACTAATTTGTCCTAGATCATTTGTGCGTTGTTTTTCTTTGCTTTGGTATGAGATTACTGAGCAAAGAGGTGAGTAATGACAATCAATCTTTCTAACAATAACCCGCGCGTAAACTACACAGCAACATCTGGTCAAACTGCATTTACAATACCGTTTGATTACTTTGATGATGGGGACATTAGCGTCTACCAAAACGGTACGCTAAAAACGATTACCACGCATTATACGATCTCTGGATCAACAATGACTCTGGTAACTGGTGCAACGGCTGGCGATAAGATTGCCATTACTCGAGATGTTCCTTTAGAGCGCACAACTGACCTTACGTCAACTTACTCTGCGTCTTCAATTAACAGTCAATTAGATACTATTGTTGCTCAGATTGCTGACCTTGATGATCGAGTGTCACGTTCTATTTCTTTGAATGATTATGAAGTTGCAGTTTCTCTTGATCTCCCAGCAACGGCTGACCGCCTTGGCAAAACAATCCAGTTTAACTCCTCCACTGGTGCCTTGGAGGTTGGCCCGAGCGGGGATGAGCTAACTAGCATTGCATCTATTGCTTCTGAGATTACTGCTCTCGACGGAATCTCTGCCAACATTACGACAGTCGCTGGTGCAATCAGCAACGTCAACAGTGTAGGAAGCAATATCTCCTCAGTGACTTCTGTTGCTGGATCGATCTCAAACATTAATACAGTCAACACTAACATTGCCAACGTAAATTTGGTTGGCGCTTCTATTGCAGATGTTAATGATGTTGCTGACAGCATCGATCAGGTTGAGCTTGTTGCTGGATCAATTAGCAATGTGGACACTGTTGCTCTTGCCAATTCTAATATCAGCACTGTTGCTGGTGACATTAGCAATATCAATACTGTTGCAGGAATCTCTTCTAACATTACTACTGTTGCTGGCATCACTGCTGCAATCAGCACTGTTAATAGCAATGCAGCGGACATTACTACAGTTAGCAACAACATCGATGATGTGAATGACGTAGCTAATGTTATTACTAAGGTAACAAGTGTTGCTGACAACATTGCTAACGTTAATACATTAGCGCCTCAAGCAGCTAACATTGGAGCGCTTGCTGGAATCTCTGGTTCAATTAATACACTTGGTAGCATTTCATCTGAGCTTTCAACGCTTGCTGCTGTTGCTGATGATATTGGTGATGCTGCAACTAATGCGGCTGCTGCTGAGGCCGCTAAAGTAGCGGCAGAGGCTGCGCAAGCTGCTGCTGAGTTAGCAGCAGATAACTTTGATGATATTTATTTAGGTTCTAAAGCATCAGACCCATCAGTTGATAATGATGGTGATGCCCTAAATGCGGGTGACTTATACTTCAACACCACAAGCAACACCATGAGGGTTTACTCAGGGTCAGCTTGGCAGGATGCAGCTGTAGATAGTTCAGGTTTCGTTCAGACCACTGGCGATACCATGACAGGCGATCTAGATATTCAGGGTACTTTGACCAGCGATGGGCTGACTGTGGAAAAATCGGGCGCTTCTCAAGTTGTTGCTGACTTTAGTGGTACTGGAGCAAATGCTTACATCCAGTTAAATGATGGAAACTCTACTACTTTTGCTGGCTTAGGAGTGACAACAGACTCCCTATCACTTTGGTCGTTAAACAAAAGACGCATAGACATCTCCTCAGGCGGTGACATCAGCTTCTACGAGGACACAGGCACCACGGCAAAGTTCTTCTGGGATGCGAGTGCTGAGAGCTTGGGCATTGGGAATACAAACCCCTCAGCTCTTGATATAACAGCTAATGATTTAGTCGTGGGTGGTGGTTCTGGAAACAAAGGTATAACTATATTCTCTGGGACAACTTCGACTGGGGGTATTGTTTTTGCAGATGGGGATGATGGCACTGTTTCGGAATACCGTGGCTGGGTAAGTTATGATCACAGCACGGACGCATTGCGGTTTGCATCAGCATCATCAGAACGCATGCGCATCGACAGCAGCGGTAACTTGCTGGTGGGGACTACTTCTAACCCTAGTAGTCGCAAACTTAGGGTCTATGGGATTGCCGAAATTGATGGCGCAGGTGTTGGTCTTTTAAATTTCAAGTCTAGTGGCACTTCTATTGGTAGCGTAGGTCAGGGTAACTATGTGGTTTCTGGTGGCCCATCTGGAGGCCTTGGGATGCAGTCTGCGGCAGAGTTGGTGTTTGGCTCAGGTGGAACCACAGAACGCATGCGCATCGACAGCTCTGGACGGGTTGGCATTGGGACGAGTTCGCCTAGTGCTGCTGGAAGTGGATACGGTGCCTTAGATGTTAGAGGTGCAGCAGGAGGAGGTATTCGGTATGGAGTTGATGGTGGCTTCAACATGCTTACCTATGCAACAGGCTCTGCTACTGATTTTTATGCCTCTGCGGCCTCTGACATGCGGTTTTTTACCCAAGGCGACTTAACCACAAGCATGGTTATCACCAGCAGCGGTGATGTTGGCATTGGGACGAGTTCGCCAAACACCTCTAGTGGATACACTGCACTCGCCATAAATGGTACCACCTCAGGTTGGATACAGCTTATGGATGATGGTACAAATGTTGCAGATTGGTATTCTTCTGGTGGAACGGAGAGTACATTCCGAGCGATTAACGGTGGGCTTAATTTCGCTGTTAGTGGTGCAAGCGATGTTAAATTTAATATTAATTCGTCAGAACGCATGCGCATCACCAGCAGCGGAAATGTTGGGATTGGGACGGCGAGTCCTACGGCCAACCACAGGCTTACTTTAGATAATGCTGGCTTTGTTCAAGCATTGCTTAGCACAAGTGGGACGGCAAGGCTTTCTCTTTATGGCGACTCAGCTGTTTCAGCAGTTGATGCTAAAACCAATCCTCTGGCGTTTTATGCTGGTAGTTCAGAACGCATGCGCATCACTAGCAGCGGACAGGTTGGAATTGGGACGAGTTCGCCTCTTGGGCCTTTGCACCTAGCCAAATCAGGAACATCAGACTACACCAATATGTTTTTCCAAAATACAGGTGCCTCTGGAAGAAACTATCAGTTAGGAGTTGGAGGCAGTAACACAGGAGTCTACTCAGGTAAGTTCTACATTTACGACAGCACAGCGTCTCAGCCACGTTTTAGTCTAGATAGTTCTGGTAATGTTGGCATCGGGACGCTTTCGCCTACAAGCAAACTCCATCTTTATAAAACAGGCACGTCAGATAACATTATAAATATTCAAAACGGACAAGACGCTTACGCATCTATATTGTCTTTGACAGCAAACAATGATGGTGGTGCAGTCTATAATTCATTACAATCATCCACAAATGGCGGCACACAACATTGGAAAATCTCGGGTGGCGCTTCTACTAGCACAATGGCATTTAGCACTGGCGGCACAGAACGCCTCCGCATCGACAGCAGCGGGAATTTATTCGTAGGTGCAACAGCACTGGGGAGTAACGCCAACTTCTTTGGGATGAGCCCTGGCAATGCTTTTTTTGATGTTGGTCATATAACTGGCGTCGCATCTGGCGTTTCATATGCAAGATTTATATACGGCGGCTCCGTAATTGGCAGCATCACGCAAAGCGGAACGACAGCAGTCGCCTACAACACCTCCTCCGACTACCGCCTCAAAGAAAACGTGGTTGATCTAACAGGCGCAACAACACGCCTTAAGCAGCTTGAGCCAAAGCGGTTTAACTTTATTGCTGACGCAGATACAACTGTTGATGGTTTCTTAGCACACGAAGTTCAGTCAGTCGTGCCAGAAGCAATCACAGGCACACACAATGAGGTAGATGCAGATGGCAACCCTGTTTACCAAGGCATTGACCAAAGCAAGCTAGTGCCACTTTTGGTCGCTACAATCAAAGAACTAGAGGCACGAATTACTGCCTTAGAAAACGCCTAAAGGAGAAAACATTATGGCTGTAACATACACATGGTCAGTACCAATGACAGAACGTAACTTGGCAGACGGTGGCATTACTGTAATCCACTGGCGTTGCGATGGCGTAGACGGTGATTACTCTGCGTCTAGCTATGGCACAACTAGCCACACACCAAATGCGGATGCGGATGGTTTCATTGCTTACGATAGCGTAACGGAAGCCAACTGCATTGCATGGGCGCAAGCCCAAGTCGGTCAGGATGATGTTGAGGCGGCAATTGCTGCTAAGATTGAAGCTGACAAAACCCCAACCAGCGCAGCGGGAGTACCGTGGGCCGCTGAATAAACCATAGAAAGGAAATCAAATGGTTGAAGAAAAAAAGACCATCACGATTGACGATGTAGAATACACAGAAGATCAGCTAACAGATGCAGCAAAGGTTTGCATTAATCACATTGGTTCTTTGGATCAAAAGATTGCATCTTCTCAGTTTAACTTGACGCAACTACAGGTGGGCCGAGAGGCATTTGTTGCTCGATTAAAGGATGAGTTAGAAAATGGACAAGAGGACAGTGGCCTCAGCACATGAACGCATTGATGGCCTTGAAAAAGAAATCATTGCTATCAAGACAGAGGTCAAGATTCAGTTTAAGGATTTGTTTTCTCGCGTGAAGCGCTTGGAAGCAATTATGATTGGATCGTCGGCTACGGTCATTGTTCTGTTGTTGCGGTTGATAACGTCAGGATGATGACATGGCTATACTTGAGAGCATTGCCGCTGCGAATGCCGCTTATTCGGTTATCAAAACTGCTCTTGGGAATGGCAAAGAAACTGCGGGACTTATCAACGCTGTTGGTAAGTTCCTTTCTGCGGAAGAAGATGTAAAAGACGCAATCAACAAGAAGAAAGCAAGCCCGATTACTATGATTACGGGCAGCTCTGAAGGTGATTGGGAAGAATTTCAGCACTTAGAAAACCTGAGACAAAAGCGACAGGAGCTTGAATCCTACTGTCGTTTGTATGCGCCCCCTGGCACTTGGGATCGTTGGCAACAATGGCAAGCTGAAGCTAGGAAACAAAGACAAGCAGCTAAGAAGGCCGCTGAGAAGGCCAGAGAGGAGCGTATGGAGGTGTTAGCCACTATTGCTGGTATCCTCATGGCTGTTGGCACTATCGTGACTGCTGTGTACTTTCTGGGGCGTTACTTGGAGCGGTGGTAAGTATGGAAACAACGGTGTGGGTCTTGGTCTTTGTATTGTTTACTACTGCGGTGGGCATTGAAACGTATCAGGTTGGCAAGTCGCATGAGACAAAAGCACACTGTGAGCGGGAGCGAGTAAAGGCCGAGGTGCTAGTTCAAACAAGCAATGCGGAAGTAAAATGCATTGAGGTTAGTAGAGAATAAACGGAATCAATGGGTAGTTTTGACCGATGACAATAAAATTGTTATCATAACATCTAACAAAAGGATTGCAGAACACTATGCCAGCAACAGTAATTGATGAATACAAAATCTTTCCACGACTAATGATGTTGGTCGTGACGATCTTAACTTACCAAAGCGTTCACTGGTATATGTCTTTGCCTGATCCTAGCAATGGTCAGGCTGGTCTTGTGTCTGTGTGCATGGGTGCATTGACTGGTTGCTTTGGAATCTGGATGAACAAGGAAGCTAAGACAGATCGGGGGTCTTA